GATAAAATAGATGTATCAAAGGTAATTAAGCAACTTAAGAAATATTCAGAAGATTGGGGATCACAACAAAAACTTGAGAATGTAGAACTCAAAGATCCACATACTCATACTACAAGTGTTGATGTTCTTCAATTGATAATGGGTGGTATTGAAAAACCAGGGCAACTTGTTGGAGATTCTGAAATTTGCACCAAGACTCCTGCATATCAACATCATAGTGAAATACGAAAGATTCTAAAAAAAGAATTTGGTGGTCAAGAAATTCATCGGTGTGGATTTCTTTCTCTTCCGATTGATGAGATTGTCGGAGCACATATTGATGAAGGAACTTACTATCTTACAAGAGATCGTTATCATTTATCAATATCGGGAAGATATCAATACTTTGTTGGAAACGAAACTGTTATAGTTGACCCAGGAACACTTTTTTGGTTTAATAATAAATTACCACACGGAACAGTTAATATCGCAGATGAAGTCAGAATAACATTTGTATTTGATATTTTACATTCTCCAAACAACCCACAGCATAAAGTAAGTGATGGACAAGATTGAGTTTTTGATTTTAAGAAACTTTTTACATAATGAACAGTTTACAAGAAAAGTCCTTCCCTTTATTAAGGCAGAATATTTTGAGGATACAAGTCAAAAAGTTATATTTGAAGAGATTCTAAACTTCGTTCAAAAATATAATCAACTTGCAACAAAGGAAATTCTTTCTATTGAAGTTGAAAATCGTAAAGATATTAATGAGGATAGTTTCAAGCAAATTTCAAATTTGATTGAGAATCTTGATGATGATCCTACAGAGATTGATTGGTTAGTCAACACAACCGAAAAGTGGTGTCGTGATCGTGCGATATATATTGCTCTGATGGAATCCATACATATTGCAGATGGTAAGGATGAAAAGAAAAATCGTGATAGTATTCCATCAATTCTTTCTGATGCTCTTGCTGTATCTTTTGATCCAAACATCGGACACGATTATCTGTTAGATTATGAGAAAAGATATGAATCTTATCACCGAAAGGAGGAAAAAATTGAATTCGACCTGGAATTTTTTAACAAAATTACAAAAGGTGGTCTTCCTAATAAGACTCTCAATATCGCTCTTGCTGGTACAGGTGTTGGAAAAAGTCTCTTTATGTGTCATGTGGCTGCTTCCGTCTTACTACAAGGCAGGAATGTTCTCTACATCACTCTTGAAATGGCAGAGGAACGTATTGCTGAAAGAATTGATGCAAACCTTCTGAACATTCCTATTCAACAACTTAATGAGTTGCCCAAACAAATGTTTGAGACAAAGGTGAATAGTCTTGCGAAGAAAACACAGGGTACATTTATCATTAAGGAGTATCCAACTGCATCTGCACATTCGGGACACTTTAAGGCACTTCTAAATGAGTTGGCACTTAAGAAATCATTCAGACCTCATATTATCTTTATTGACTATTTGAATATTTGTTCTTCATCAAGATTTAAAGGGGGTAGTAACATCAACTCTTATACACTTGTAAAGTCAATCGCAGAAGAACTTCGTGGACTTGCTGTGGAGTTTAATGTACCGATTGTTTCTGCGACACAGACTACAAGAAGTGGTTTTGGTTCTTCTGATGTAGAACTAACCGATACTTCAGAATCCTTTGGTCTTCCTGCAACTGCCGATCTGATGTTTGCCCTCATATCTACAGAAGAACTTGAGAATCTTGGACAGATATTAGTCAAGCAACTTAAGAACCGATATAATGACCCAACAGTCAATAAAAGATTTGTTGTTGGTATTGATCGTGCCAAAATGAGACTTTATGATGTAGAGCAAGATGCTCAAAAAGATATACTTGACTCTGGTAAAGAAGATGAGTATAATGATGAAGAACAAAGAAAACCTAAAAAATCATTTGAGGGATTTAAGTTTTGAATTATTATTCAGTATTTGATAGAGACGGTAAAAAAATCGTTGATTGTAATAATATTAAAGACGCGATAATGCTTGTTGAATTTGATAATACCAGAACATATCGTCAAATGAAACATATAAATCCACAGACTGTTAATGTTCCTTACATTAAGTTGCCAGATGATTTAAGACTTTCTGAACAAAAAATCCTAACCCAATGTGATCTAGAACCTTTTATTGTATGACTATTTCAATTAAAAAAGAAAACCTCTCTGATGGAAGCACTGAGTATACTATGACTGAAAATAATATTATAGATACAAAAAAATATATTGAGTTTGTTCGTGAAACTACAAGCCCTGCAAGTAGTGATTTCGCAGCACTTGTTTCGCGTCTTACAGAACTTGAAATAACTCACGATGCTGATGTTTCACGTCTTATGACTGCTGCATTTGGTGTAAGTGCAGAGGCCGGAGAACTTGCTGAAATCATTAAAAAAATATTCTTACAAGGAAAACCATATAATGAAGAAAATATTATTCATATGAAGAAAGAGGCAGGAGATATTCTCTGGTATATGTCTCAACTTTGTATTGCTCTTGATACTACCTTTGAGGAACTAATGGAAATCAACTACCAAAAACTATCAGCAAGATATCCAGAAGGAACTTTCTCTGTTTATAAATCTGAAAATCGGGTAGAAGGAGATTTATAAAATACACACTCTCTCCTCTTTTGAGGAGTTTTTTTTATAAATAAATGTAAAAGTATTAATAGAAATGAATTCCCAAGACTATCGCAATTTACAAGAAGCATATTTAGATGTTTATGAGCAAGAAGAAATTCTTGATGAAGCAATCACCAGTGAAAAGGGTAAGGCAAAGGCAGCAGAAATGATTGCTGCTCGTAGCACTCCTTCTGGTAGAGCAAAGTCTGGTCAAGGTGCTAATGTTGCTCAAATCAGACAAATTCGTGGTTCTGGTAGAGGATACTTTGATAGAGAAGGTCTTGGTGGAACTCCAATGACTCCAACCATGGCTAAAAATCCAATTAGGAAACAGAACTATACTGGAACTGGAAACAAAGCAGCAAGAAGAGCAGGAACTTATCAAGAAGAAGTAGAAATCTTTGATACAGTTCTTGAGTTTCTCTATGTAGAAGGTTATGCAGAAACTCTGGAAGAAGCAGAGTGGTTGATGGCAAATGTGATTGATGAGGAAGCAATTGATATTGTTATTGGAGAGGCAAGTGTAACTGATGACCGTGTAAGAAGAAACCAAAAGACATTTGGTTCTAACTATACTCCACCAAGAGATTGGGACCAATCTGCTAATCGTGGAAAGGGTGCTGTCTTAAATGCTAAACAAAAAGAAAAGCAAAGACGTAAATCACTTCGTCAAGAAGATTATATGGATGAAGCACAAGAAGCAAGAAACAATCCTGAGAAGTATGAAAGAGAGCAGAGCAAAAAGTCTGCTCCTGTTCGTGGAGAAAGAACTCCTATGCCACCAAGAGGTGATAAGCGTAGAGAGGACTTTGAGAAGTGGTATGCTGCTAATGTCCGCTGATAATGAAAACCTATCACCAGTTCTCTGAGGATATTGAGCAACGTAGAATAGAACTGCGTCAAAGGTCAAGAGACCAAATGCAGAGGTTTAAAGAGAAATCTAGAGCCTCTGTAGATGCTCAAAGACAGAGAACTTCTGATGCTGATAATCGCAAAAGATTAAAGGATGAAATTAAAAGAGAACTGAGAGGTGATAGGTAAGTTATAAATATTTTAAAAAGTATTTGAGTGTTATGTCTTGGTTTTCTCTAAATCCTGAAAGAGCCTTAAAAAAAGTTTCCTCAAAAAAAGGATTGCAAGACGAATTAAAAGAAATTTTTGGTGGATTTCCTGATAAAAGTGAGTCCTTGCTGGCTGTTGCTGATGATGATTGGAGAGTATCTTCTAAAGATCCTTGGGTAATAAAAGTAAATGCTAAAAATTATGATTGGATAATAAAAAATTATCCTGGTGGAAAATTTACTGACAGTAGAAAATTATATACACTTAGGATGGGGAATGATACTGATATTAGATGGAGAAAAACTAAAGTAACTCCATCTGCGCCAAGCACACAAATGCAAGAACTTGGATCTGCTTGGATTCTTGAAAGAGTAATTAATGATAATAAAACGACTTTTAAGAAAGTTCAAGATATTGTTGACGATAAGATAACTTATGATCATTTAGTTAAGATTTTTAGAGGAGATGTTCCTGAAGATTGGCTGTTTACTTTTTACGCCCAACAAAAGAGATTGTTTAATGTTTATAATGGAAATTCTCCATACACGACATTCAATCGTGATGGTGGATTTATGGATTACATAACAAAAATTTGCGCTAATAAATTTAAAATAGCAAAAAAAGATAGTTGGAATCCTGCGGATATTTGGATAATTAAGGGCAGTTTATCAAAGATAGAAAAGGAAATTGATGAAATGCTTGATGGTGAACATCAAACCATATATGAACTTAATGATTATCTTCGTGTCAAATATATTAAGAAAGAAATTATGGGATTGTCTCTTAAAAAAGTTAGTGGAAAGGTGGCAAAATATGAAGTTGTTAACTTAGGTGATCGTGGAGCATATATTGATACAAGTGATCCTGAGATGAATTATCCTGTTAGTGCAGAAAGTTTTCAAAGTAATTTTT